TTGATGATGACGATGCAATGGAAGCACTCTGGAAGAAACAGTTCTCACTTGCTGAGATTGTTGCACCAGATCAGTTCAAAACCTATGATGAATTAAAAACTCGTCTAGATTATGTTCTTGGAAACAAGAAGTCTGTTGCACCAGTATTTGAAGAGGAAGATAATGATCGTGGAGAAGCAGAAGAATTAGTAACTGCTGCTGTATCAAAACCAACTCCTGCTGTTGCAGAAGAAGAGGATGATGCATTATCATACTTTGCTAAACTTGCAGAGGAATAATGAAATATAATCAAATCTGCCTTACTCTTTTAGTAATCGCAGCTTGGATTAACTTAATATTTAAGTAGGAGTCTTCGGACTCCTTTTTTTATGGATTGACTAATTCAGTATTTTCAGTTGCTGCTAGTGATGATGTAATATAACTTGAACTCTTATCATATTTGACAACATCTCTTAAATCATTAATGAATAATTGTAGATATGGTGTTTTTAAAATGTTTATTTCTCGTTTCTTTTCATTCTCAGTATGTTCATGTTCTAAATTGGTAACTGCTCTTGCTATATTGTCAGTTGTAACAGTATATTCATCCTTATCGTCAAGTTGTGTATTACCTGCTTGAGAAATTAAGTTATACCTTACAGACCCTGCTTGTGTTATAGATCCATATATTTTAAATTCTTTATCTACAATTAAATTTGGTGGTAAGATTTGTCTACCTTTATTATCTTTTATCTCAAATGTTTCATAATGATGAATTTTATTCATTTCTTCTTCCGATCCATATTTACTTAAAGCTACATCGTATATTTGATAATCTTGAAGTGGCCATTCGTGATTGATATTTGTAATTCCAGCAATTAATATCACCACGTAATCTAATCTAGAATCTCCATATAAAAATTCAGCAATAGTGTCTGGTCTATCACCATCATTTATTACATACTTATCTAAAGCTGTTACAGATCCATCTAAGTATGATTTTAATTTTGCACCACGAAATAAATTCTTTATGACAATATAATCCCTAGATGAATTTCTATGACTCAGTGGAGATTGATAAACAATATTTGGTAACTCGTTAAAATATCCCATTAATATCCAACTCCTGATCCAGCACCATCTTGTAAGTAATCTTCATGATAAATTGGGTTAATTTCTTTGAATGTTAAATTCATTCTTATATTTACTGGTGTTCCATCCTCATATGAAGTATAAGTTCCAGAGTTTGTGTAGTTGACTGACATTCCAGTCAAAGCACAAAGTTTAAATGCGTTTAAAAATGGATGGTCATGTCCATCTCGAAGATATCTGAGTTGAAATACATCAGGAGATTTAAGAAAAATTCCATTCGCAGCTGCACTCATTTCACCTGCTTTTGGTGCCATTGCCATTTTGAGGGATCTTATAATGTCTTTAACCATTCTAGATTCTTTAGGATCACGAGGTGAAAATGTAACACTATATGGAAATGATCTTAAGTTGACACCCTGAAAAAGTAATTCAAGATTATTATTCAGAATTTGTCCTGTTGAACGTGCTATGACACTTTTTGCACTTACATTTGAACCTAAAGCTCCCATCGCTACTCCAGATATTGCTGATCTAACTGCAGCTTGTGCATCATCACCTAATCCTGGTATAACTATACCATTATTCAAAGCATCGACAGCTGTTCTACCAAGTTCTACCATTCCATCCACAGGAGATCCTGCCATTGCATTTTGTGCAACGTTGAGTGCAGCAAGTTCCAATGCATTCATTCTATCTTCTCCCCAAGTTACTGAATTAGAATCAGTCACATCTTGTGGTATGGGTAATTCAATATAAAACTTAGTTCTTTGGTTCATACCAGCACCTAATCTGGTAGTCGCATCAGTAT